TCAGCTTGTAACATTTATTCTCTATATAAATCATATACTTATATCAATAGTTACAAATGTTACATACTTTCTAGGATTTTCTAGGGGCTGATATAAGTGTTTCCAAAGTGGTGCTATATGTTCTGCCTAGGGAAGTTTTGTACACAAAGTCCGTAACATTTGTAACAAATGGCGTAAACTATTGAAAACTATAGAGAATAAATGTTACAGTCGATTTTTTTTACTGTAACATTTGTAACATTTTCCGCCATTTACGTGGGATTTTAGACAGTACGCCACGTTCTAACCGTTTAGATACTAGGGTCAGGGTTAAATTATAATCGCTTATAAACGCGCTCAGTGCGTCTAATTACGCGTCATAGTGTTTAAACGTTTTAACTAAACGTGTTACAGCTGACTAGAATAACCATAACAATTGTTATACGTAGCACGCTAGGTTAACGCGCCGCGCGCGCCGCGCTCTTACGTTTAAACGGTCGGGGGGCTATAGTGTTCGACATGGCACGTTTAAACACCCATAGGGTACCCCCCGGGTCGGTTTAGACTAATGCGCCATAGCTATAGCCGGGGACCATTCCATAAAAATTTGGTTTTGAGAATAGGCGATTATATAGTGCAAAAAATTGCAATTTGACTTATAAGCACCTATATTTACGCAATGCAAATAACCGAAGCACAAAAGTACCTCCCACCCGAGTTACTGCTGGATGAGTATCACCCGGCAAACACTCCGTTCTTTAAAAACCTACGCCAGCTTGAGCAGGCGCTGGTTGCGGCGTCCCATGACGCTGGCGCTCGTGGCACCGCTATAGCCAAGATGCACCTACGCGGCATGAAAAACGTAGACATAGCAAAAGAGTTCGACACGACCGGCGACTCTATATCCCACACACTACACAGCAAGAAAGTAGCGAAGATAACTTCACTCTTGTTCTACTTGCAGCAGCTACGCGAAGGCCCTAACTTAGAGCAGCGCAAGCGAACCTTGTGGGAGATAACGCAAGACAACCAGCACGATGAGCCTAAGACGTCTATATCAGCTATTCAGGAGATGAATCGTATGGACGGTATAGGTAAGGACACGAAGGACACTAAGATAGAAGTCACTATAAACAACCAGCTGCTGCCGAAAGGCGCGCTTGACCAGTAAACGGAGAAAATAATGCCTGTAGTAAACGGAAAAGAGTACGCCTACACCCCCGCGGGAATAGCAGCGGCACAGAAGGCTAAGTCAAAACAGCAACCCGGTATGCCAAAAGAGAAAGCGATGGCTGCTGCGTTACGCACGGCGGGCAAAATACGTAGTGTCTGAGTTTACCTTAGACTACGTACCAAGACAGGCGTTCAGGCCGTTTCATCAGCGTAGCGAACGCTGGGCGGCGCTGGTGTGTCACAGGCGTGCGGGCAAGACGGTAGCGTGTATACACGAAGCCGTAGTGCGCGCGCTGTATACAAACAAGAAAAACGCGCGTTACGCGTATGTCGCACCGTACTACAAGCAAGCTAAGGACGTAGCGTGGCAGTACCTTAAAGAAGCAACCAAAGGTATTGCGGTTGAAACACGCGAAAGCGACCTGCGAGTGATACTGCCCAACAACCAATGGATAACGCTGTACGGGGCCGATAACCCTGACGCGCTGCGAGGCATCTATTTAGACGGGGTGATCTTGGACGAGTACGGCGACTGTCGCCCATCCTTGTGGGCTGAGGTGCTGCTGCCCACCCTAACTGACCGTAAAGGCTGGGCCGTGTTCATCGGCACGCCAAAAGGTAAAAATCACTTTTACGAAATAATACAGCGCGCCATACGTGAAGACACGTGGTTCAATCTGACCTTGAAGGCTAGCGAGTCAGGGCTATTAGACGACGAAGACCTGCTAGAGCTAAAGGCGCTAATGGAAGAGTCACAGTTCGCGCAAGAGTTTGAATGTGACTTTACCGCCGCGGTAAAAGGCACCTATTACGCGTCTATGATCCAGAACATGGAGGCTGAGGGCAAGATAGGCAAAAAGCCAGACCTGTACGACCCTATGGAGCCTGTCCACGCCAGTATGGACCTCGGGCGTAAAGACAGCACGGCAGTGTGGTTCTGGCAAGAGCACGGAGACACTATAAATTTGATCGACTATATAGAACTCCGTGGAGAGATAATTGAAGACCACATTAAAATGTTCCGAAGCAAGCCGTATAAACTTGAGCGCCTATGGGTACCACATGACGCGGTAGCCCACACCGTCCAAACACGTAGGTCGTCTATAGAGCAGTTCCAAGACGCTAATCTTCCTGTGGCAAAAGTGCCGCACCTTGGCAGGCAACAAGGTATTGATGCAGCTAGAATGATGCTGCCGCAGTGCAGGTTTGATTCTAATAAGTGCCATGACGGTATTGAAGCGCTTAGATCGTATAAAAAAGAGTTTAATGAGCTAACTAAAACCTTCCGCGAGACGCCGCTGCACAATTGGGCGTCTGACGGAGCGGATTCGTTTAGATATTTGAGCTTGGTTGCTAAGCAGAAAAAGAATACACTATCCGAGCCTGCGCCTACCAAACTTGACGACAAGCAGGTAGCTTACACCTTAGATGACCTATACGCCTCTCAGTCTAAAGGCCCTGTATTGTCGATAACTCGCCGGAGAATGTAGCAATGCCCCCTGATAATTCAGTTTCAGACCAAGGAACAATAGAATCTTTAAAAGATTTTAAAAAGAACAAAGATGACCAGTGGGCTAGGTGGTATCAGGAGTTTGAAGCTGCTGACAAAGCTAGCAAAAAGTGGACCCGGCAAGGAAACAAAACTGTTGCTAGGTATTTAAACGACCGTAAAGATTCTGAAGTAGGCACGTTCCGTTTAAACCTCTTTCATTCCAATATAAACACTGTACGCGACTTAATGTTTGGCAAACTGCCTGAAATTACGTTTTCACGTAAGAATATGGACTTCAATGACGACGTAGCGCGCGTAGCGGGCATGATATACGAGCGTATGCTAAACGCAGACATAGGCACTCCTAACGATCAGTATTCTGAGGCGCTAAAACAGAACCTTGAAGACAGACTGCTCCCCGGTCTGGGCGTATCACGGGTTAGATACGATTTTAATGAAGAAAAAGAGCAGATAGCCGCAGTCTACGACATGAAGACCGGCGTAGAAATGGCCCCCGCTCAAGATATTGACCAAATAACCGACGAACGCGCTCCAATCGACTACGTACACTGGCGTGACTTTAAATGGTCGCCGTGCCGCACGTGGGCGGACTCTCGATGGGTGGCTTTTAAAACGCTACTAACTAGAGATCAACTTGTAGTGCGCTTTGGCGACAAGTTAGGGAATAAAATACCGTTAACTTCGTCCAACTACTCAAGAGAAGAAAGAAACTACCCAGAAATTAACGAAGAGCGGTTAGATGCGTTTAAACGTGCTGAGGTATGGGAAATTTGGGACAAAGCCGCGCGTGAAGTAATTTGGTGGTGTGCGGACTTAAAACAAGTGCTAGACACAAAAGATGATCCGCTAGGGCTAACAGGTTTTTATCCTAATCCCGAGCCTATGACATCCAATGTGACTACTACAGCGTATATGCCCATCCCTGACTATGCTATGGCTGAAGACCTGTACCTAGAAATAGACGCCTTAGAGTCCCGTATCGTACTTATCACTGAAGCTGTAAAAGTAGTAGGCGTATACGACCAAGCATCAATAGGCGTCAAACGCTTAATGAGCGAAGGCGTTGAAAACGACCTTATACCCGTTGATAACTGGGCTATGTTTGCAGAAAAGGGCGGACTACAAGGCTCTATTCAATGGCTACCTATAGAAGAAGTCGCGGGCACTTTAGAAAAACTCGTCGCACGGCGTAATGATTCGATGGGGTTGTTAGCCCAAGTAACGGGTATGGCCGACATAATGCGCGGCGGCGGTGAAGCTGGCGGAAGCGTAAGCGCTACTGAACGCGTACTTGAGTCACGTTTTGGGTCTGTCAGGATTCAAGCGTTACAAGATGAGTTTGCTAAATACGCTACAGACTTAATACGCCTGCGCGCAGAAGTAGTAAGCAATCATTTTTCAGATGAATCTATTGTCCAGCAGTCCAACATTGCTAACTCTTCTGACGCAGAGCTTATAGGCCCCGCGCTTGAGCTAATAAAAACCAGAACTGATCTTATCTGGCGTATTCAAGTTAAACCTGAGTCCGTGGCTATGGTTGACTATGCACAGCTTAAAGAAGAACGTACTTCGTACATAACAGCTCTAGCGACGTTTATGCAGTCCGCCGCACCGTTAGTACAGATGGACCCTCAAGCCACACCTGTGCTACTTGAGATGTTGAAGTGGGGGCTAGCAGGATTTAAAGGCAGTAACGAAGTAGAAGGCGTACTTGATCAAGCTATTAAAACTATGCAGTCAGCGCAGGGCAAAGAAGAGGGCCAAGAAGAGCCGTCTCCCGAGCAGATAAAAGCACAACAACAAGCTGAAAAACTTGGGTTTGAAAAATACAAGCTAGAAGAATCAGCTAAACTTGAACGTGAAAAAATGCAGCACCAAAGAGAAATGGCCGGGATGGAAGCTCAAATTAATATAGAGCAGACACAGGTAGAGGCCCAAAAAGACCTACAGAAAGAGCAGGCTCAGTTTGAGTTTAATATAGAAGAAGAGATAAACGAAACTGATGAGTTTATAAAGCGCGAGCGCGCTCGCCAGAGTTACACGCACGAATCAAGGGACCGGGACTAATAAAAATGTCTGAAATGCTCGATAGAGTAATGGTCAATGAGGGATTTGAAGCCAAGCCCTATCAGGATACGCTTGGAATATGGACCATAGGACACGGGCTAACTTATCTAACGAGCGAAGAGTCACGCGCTATAGTCGCGTCACGTCTGCACGATCTAGGTAAGCAGCTAATAGCTAATAAACCGTGGCTTGAAGGCTACCCGACTGAAGTGTGTGAAATAGTAACAGAAATGTGTTTTCAAATGGGGCCTTCCAGAACGTACAAGTTCACTAAGATGTTTGCGGCGCTTCAGCAGCACGATTTCCGCGAAGCTGCGGCACAGATGCGCGACAGTAATTGGAATAAACAAACACCCGAGCGCTGCGAGCGCATGGCAAAACGGATGGAGATGGTATAATGGCAAAGCGTACTTGGAGACAAACTAAGGATGGGATGGTAGAGGTAATACGAGAAGCCCCGTCAGCAAGTTCTACACCTAGTATTCACGGAGACATAGAGCCTTTTAAGTCGCCTATAGACGGCACTATCGTTAATACTCGCGCTCAGCTAAATGCACACAACACAAGGCACGGAGTCAGTAACGACCTTGACTCGCTTCGCGCGCAGACGCAGAAATACTTGGCGTCGCGAGGGCAGGAACAAAAAAATTCAAAACAAGAGCGTATAAACACGCTAATAGAGATGTACGACCGTGCATCTAACCCAGATTTTAATAGAAATACGCAGTACCACGAAGACAACCAACTACAGTAGGAGTAGTAAATATGCCATCAACAGAGCAAGTAGATTTAGAAGATAATGAAGTCGTAGAAGAAGAAGATATACGGGATAGCATCGCAACCGCGTTTGACGAAGCAGTTGCAGACGATGACTCTGCGCCAGACGAAGTATCTGTCGATACGTCTTCTGCTGAAATCGTAACAGAAAAAGCACCGTTAGAACCCGCAGCCCAAGCTAGCGATGACTCAACTATTGATTCAGATGCTAAAGCTCCTGCGTCTTGGACTCCTGCGGCCCGCGAAGAATGGGCTAACACACCCAAAACAGTGCAGGAGACTAGCCACAAACGTGAAAGAGAGATGCAGAGCGTAATGCAAGAATCGGCCCATGCGCGTCAGCATATGAACGCTTTTTCTAATATGATTCAACCTTTTCAGCCTATGTTTCAGGCTCAAGGTGTACGAGACCCTATGCAGGGTGTTTATGATGTACTTCAAACTTCTGCAAAGCTACAAGGCGGCACTCCTGCGGTAAAAGCTGCGACTATGGCTCAGTTAATTAAACAATTTGGCGTAAGCATAACTGACCTAGACAACGAGCTAGTAGGAAACCCAATACAAGATAATACGCCGCCGCAAGACCCACGGTTCGCGCAGTTATCCGAACAAGTAGCGGGTATGCAAAGTTATTTTAACCACCAAAACCAATCGGCTCAAAATGACGTCAACACTGAGACTAACGCGTTTTTAACTGAAAACGAATTCGCAAACGATCTACGCCAGACTATGGCTGATTTTATGGACCAAGCAAGCAATCAAAATCAACGGCTAAGTTTAGACGAAGCCTATCAGCGCGCTATAGCCACACGTCCTGACATACAAGAAATACTCAGCAACCGTAAAAAAGTTGACTCGGCAGGCAGAAATGTTCGACGAGCGCGCGGCGCAGGAGTAGCGATACCCATATCTAGTGACGGTTCAGGCGTTACGCCTCCTCCGGTAAATTTGCGCGCGGCTATTGCAGACGCGTTCGATAATGGCTAGTATCTCAATACCAAATTACGAAAGTATGTAGCCCCACGTTAACAGCGAGCGAAAGCCCACGCTAAAACGAGGCGAGACTTAGTAGTTAGATACCGTGCAAACCCCACGCCTGTGGCGAGGTTTAAACTATCTAAGGTAACGTAACATCTACTTTACTTTAATTCTAATTATTGGAGGTTCGCCTAATGGCTTTCCCAAATGTTTCCGACATCATAGCGACTACTATTGAAAGTCGTACCAAGAAAATTGCGGATAATGTAACTGATAATAACGCCCTTCTTAAAAAGATGAGCATGGCCGGTAGAATCAAGACGATTTCCGGTGGCTCTAAGATTTTTGAAGAACTGTCGTTTGCTGAAAACAGCAACGCAGGGTGGTATTCTGGTTACGATCTGCTTCCTGTAGGTATTTCTGACGTAATAAGCGCAGCTGAATTTGAACTCAAGCAAGCTGCCGTTCCGGTCGTTATTTCTGGCCTTGAAATGCTACAGAACAGCGGCAAAGAGCAAATGATTGATTTGCTTGAAGCGCGTATCAGTGTGGCTGAATCCACGCTATCTAACCTTATTTCTGCTGCTTTGTACTCAGACGGTACAGGTTCAGGCGGTAAAGAAATTACAGGACTAGACTTAGCAGTACCTGTAGACCCAACTACTGGCACGTATGGCGGTATAGACAGGGCTACATACACATTCTGGCGTTCTAAAGTCTCAACTCTCGGTCTTACCGCAAGCACTGTTCAAGCGGGTATGAACGGACTTTGGGCACAACTTGTTCGCGGAAGCGATATGCCTGATTGTATAATTATGGATAACAGTATGTGGGAAATTTACGTTGCGTCGCTACAAGCGCAGCAAAGATTCCACCAAGCTGAAGTCGGTGATTCAGGTTTCCCAACGCTTAAATTCATGGCTACTGACGTCATACTTGACGGCGGAATAGGTGGTAATGCTACTAGCAAAACTGCGTATTTCCTTAATAGTAAGTACCTCAAGTACCGTCCTCACGCTTCGCGCAATATGGTTCCTTTGAGTCCTAACCGTCGCTACGCTACCAACCAAGATGCTGAAGTCCAGATTTTAGCTTGGGCGGGCAACTTAACTTCTAACGGCGCGCAGTTCCAAGGCCGCTTAATAGATAACACATAAGCATAGCTAAAGGGCTAGGGGTAAATTATGAGTGATTATAAAGTTATAGACGGGTTTATCGGCACGCAGGCTATTGACAACAATAGCGCTACGCAGCTGCATGACTTGGGTCACTGTGTGAGAGCACAAGACCACGCTACCACTGCATACGGTGAAGGCGAGTTTATCTACCTAAAAGGCTTAGCGGCTACAGCGGTAGGGTCAGTAGTACGGTACGCAACAGTTAGCTGGATTACTAAGCTAGCGGTTGCTGACGACAAAGGACCAATTGCGTGCGCGATGGCTGCTACGGTAGCTGGAGAGTACGGCTGGTACCAAATTTTTGGCACTGGCGTAGGCAAAGTGAAAACTGCTTTTGCGGACAACGCAAACTGCTATCTTACAGCTACAGCAGGGTCGCTTGACGACGCTGTAGTAGCTGGCGATAGAGTGCATAACTGCATAGGCGGTAGCGCTATTGGAACTCCATCCGCGGGACTAGCTCTTTTAGAGCTTAACTATCCGCATACGGATGACATAGCAGACTAGAAAAGAGGGGCGAAAGCCCCTGTTTTTTAACCCCATCGGCAATACGGTGTAAATAAGCTATGTCGGCACTACTACAGCAAAATGGAAGTCCTATAACGGTAACAGACGGCACAGCTGCGCCAGATCACTACCATCAAGGGATTCCTTATGCTTCTGATACCGCGCTAGCGGTACACGATGCCGGCTCAATAGACCACTATCACCAAGGGCTACCTTATACTGCCGCAGGAAGACTTGCCGTAGCTATAGATGGCACCGTAGATCATTTCGGCAGCGGCGCTGCCCCTTTCAATTCAGCAGGATTACTCGTTCTCGGCACTGGTGCCGTAGAACACTTTAATAGCGGCGTGCCTTATGACTCATCAGGACGCGTAGCTAACGATTAAACACAACTACAGTAGGAGTAGTAACTATGGAAGATAACGAAGGCTTTACCCAAGTAGCTATTGGCACAGAAGGCGCTAATCGCGCGTTTGCTAATGTCGAACAACAAAAACATGGCTTATTTGCACAGTTTTATATGCACCCAAAACAAAATGCTGTGATGACGCTTGAAAAAGGACGTCCTATATACGATGAAACAGAGTATATACGTATTATTGTCCCGGGCGACAAAGCCTCAGTAGTCGAACGCCCGGTTAGAATGGGCAATCACCCTAACTCTGATAACGTAAAATTCGCTCAAGAATACGCGGCGTTTAAAACAAATAAAGAACAGCACGTAACTGGCACGCCGCTAAAACAGTGGCCTCCTATATCTCGCTCACAAGCGCTAGAAATGGAATATTTTAATGTACGTACAGTAGAGCAGCTAGCTGAGCTATCTGACGTACACACACAAAAATTTGCGGGGCTAGTTAGCCTACGCGAGTTAGCCAGACGTTTTATGCAACACGCCAACGCTATGGCTCCGTTAAGCCAGATGCAAGCTGCATTAGATGAAAGCACTAACGCAATTAACACGCTAAATACACAGGTCCAAGCTCAAGCGGCAGAGTTAGCTTTGTTTAGAGCTGGCGAAAGCCGCGCTCCTGTTGCTACAGCAGCACCAGCAATTACCGTTGCACCTACACCTCCACCTACCGCAGCGGTAGTAGAAGATACTCAAGATTCAGACGGTTTGTATACGGATGACATCCTTCCGCTGCAAGAAACAGAAGAAACAGAAGAAGCAGTTATTGTTGATGAAACAAAGCTAGCTAAGCCGGCAAAAAAACGGCGTCAAATAGCCAAATAGGTGACGTATGGCAGTAACTAGGTTTGCCACGGTTAACACACTTGTTAACCGTGTAGCCACACAAGTAGGCTTAACACCTGTACCTGACGTATTTGCAGGTGATCCTGCGTTTATACAGCTTACTAGCCTGTTAACGACGGGCTTGCAAACTTTAATGGAAGACTACGTATGGCAAGAATTAGTACGTAGTTTCCAGCACGTAACTGGAGTAGGAGAAAACGGCGTAATAGCGCTGCCTGCTGATTTTGGTTACATGATCCCACAAACCGGATGGGAGCGTAGTGACAATGTACCGCTAATAGGTCCGTTGAGCGCACAAGAATGGACCTACCTACTTGGGCGAAATCTTGTGAGTTCTACGATCTACGCTTCCTTTCGGTTTGACCAAGGTAGCTTGTACATTTTCCCTAACGCACCGGTACCTACAGGCTTGAGCATTAATTTTGAGTATATATCTCGAAATTTAATTCAAATAGCTGGTACAACTCCCATAGAGTACACAGATGTCGCGGCTACAGCTGAAGACATTGTAATGTTTCCTCCTAACCTAGTTACCGCGCAGTTAAAAATGTTGTTCTTAGAAGCTAAAGGGTTTGACAGCACTAAGGCTACTGACGCGTTTAACTTAGCGTTAAATTCATGGATGGGAAAAGATAACAGCGGAGCTATTTTAAGCGCGTCAGGTATGCGTCGAGGGTTCCCTTTTCTAAACGCCTATAGAAACGCGCCTGACTCTGGGTACGGAGGCGTATAGTGGGACTGCCCAACACACGCCGCGGACAACGCCAATCATCAACAGCTGCAACTATACCTGCGGCTATAATGGGCATAAATGCGTCTCAAGCGCTTGCGTCTATGGCGCCCGATGAATGTATATACAGCTATAACCTTTTAGCCCAAGACTTAGGTATGGTAGTGCGCGAAGGCTACGTAGAATGGGCAAATGGCTGGACAGGTGGGGTAGCAAAAACAGTAATAACATTTGAAGGCAACTCAACCGCAGACGATAAGCTGTTTATAGCTAACGACGCGGGTATTTGGGACGTAACTACTGAGGGTACAACTGCGCCTACACAAGTTGTAACCTTTCCTTCTACAGCAGGAAATGCAGGTATATGCTCTTTTGTTAACTTTTCAAATGACGGTAACGCACGTTTTTTACTCGTATGTGACGGTGAAAATGGCTATTACCGTTGGACACAATCTACAAACACGTGGGTAAAGTACACGATAGGCTCTGGTGCAAACCAAATAGCGGGCGTTGATCCTGCGCTATTTGATTTTGTAATGATATGGAAAGAGCGAGTATGGTTCATACAAAAAGGTTCAGCTAACGCATGGTACCTTGACGCAGGCGTGTTTGAAGGCACTGCGGCTAAATTCAATTTTGGCGCACAGTTCCGTTTTGGAGGCGCTTTAAAATCTTTACATAACTGGACACTAGACGGCGGAAGTGGAATTGACGATCATTTAGTTGCTATATCTTCAGCCGGTGACGTAATAGTGTACCAAGGAACAGACCCTTCTGACGCCACTAAATTTGGACTGATAGGCTCGTGGCAGGTAGGACAGTTACCCGCGGGCAATCGTATAGCAAGTGAGTTTTCTGGTGAGTTATACATCCTATCTATACAAGGGATACTCCCAATGTCTGCGGTGTTAACAAGCGCAAACACTACTGACGCCGATATATACCTTACAGCTAACATATCTCCTTACATACGCACGGTACTAACTGAAGAAATAAATTCATTTGGCTGGCATATACATATTCACCCAAAAGAGGGGGTGCTTTACGTAAACTCACCGCCCCGAGAGTCCTATGAACAGCTAGCGTTCACCTTATACTTTGGCAACAAAGCGTGGTCTATGGTGCGCGGGCTAGATAAAGCACATACCGGAAACTGGCAGGGCGATATATTTTGGACAGACATAACGCGCAATAAAATGTTTATACAGCGCGGCACAGTAGATAAAGTATATCTGGACCCCGCCACCGACGGACAGCCGTCAGCAATAACTTGGAATGTACTAACGTCATACCAATCTATGGGGCTGTCTCCAGCGACGTATAAACGTGTTCAGTATATACGCCCTATATTTTTATCTGGCGGAGTGCCCGCGTTTACTGTAGCTGCCCGATATGATTTCGACATAACAGAAATATCAGGTTCGCCTGCATACGGCATAGCTGGGTCAGGACTTTGGGACACAGCTATATGGAACGAGTCGGTATGGGGCGGCGGCATAGAAACCACTGATAATCCCCGTGGCGCCAACGGGCTAGGTAGACATATAGCAGTAGCTTTAAAGGGTGTGTCTTCTGAAGCTACAACGCTTGCTGCATTTGACATAATATTCGACGAAGGCGGGCTAATGTAATGTTTAGCTTTATACCCTTACAAGAGCGCCACTGGCCTTTAATACCCGATGAGGGGAAGCCTACACTAAGTGCAGGCACTAAGGGTATAGTAGCGGTTGATGAGGCTGAAAAGTTAATAGCCGCGTGTACTTTTGATAATTGGGCGTTTAATTCGTGCCAAATTCACATATACATAGCAAATCCGTTTGTACTAAAACACGGTTTTGCACAAGAAGTGTTTGAGTATGCGTTCAACACGTGTGGCAAAGGCATTGTTTTAGGTGTTACCGCAGCAGACAACTTAAAGGCATTAAAGTTTATTAAAAATATTGGGCTAACAGAGATATTTAGAATACCCGACGGTTACAAAGACGGGGTAGATTTTATATTAACTCAGTTACGCAAAGAAGATTGCCGGTGGATAAATCAAAATCCGCGTTTAAACGCTATAGGAGCAAATTAAGATGGGAAGCAAATCAGCCCCCAGAGCACCAGATTACACTGGTGCCGCAGAAGCTCAAGGCGCGTCGGCACAATCAAACCTACGCGACCAAACTTACGCAAACAGACCTAACCAGACTACACCGTGGGGGTCAAGTACGTGGACGCCCGGCACTACCATAGACCCTGCAACTGGCGAGTCTGTAACTTCGTGGAACCAAGATATAACCTTGTCCGCAGCAGAACAAGACGCGTTTGATTCACAGTCCCGTATACGCGCCGGTCAATCTGGGGTTGCAGAGTCGCTTTTAGGCCGCGCTGCTACTTCATTTAGCGAACCGGTGGACTACAGTTCGGCGCCGGCGTGGGGCGCGACGCCTACAATGGACTACCGCGCTCCAAATGCCGCGGTCGGCACTGCGCCTACAGCGTCTGACGTTATAGTTGGTGGGGTTAGCGGTACCGCACCTAAACTAAACGAATCTGGCGTAGCGTCTAACATTATTGCAGGCACCGGACCTACAGTAAACGAATCTGGCGTAGCGTCTAACACTGTTGCAGGTACTGGACCTACACTAAACGAATCTGGCGTAGCGTCTACTGTGGGGCGCGGTACTGGACCTACACTAAACACCGCCGGTGTATCAACTGACGTAGCTCGTGGTACTGGGCCTACTGCAACTACCGGTCCAAGAACATCTGACTTAGCGCGTGGTACGGGAGCTTTGGTAAACGCAGCCGGCGTAACATCTGACCTACAGCGTGGTACTGGACCAGACGCTTTTACAGGCCCAAGAACATCTGACCTACAGCGTGGAACTGGTCCACAGGTGCTCAATGATTTGGTAGCGTCTAACGTACAGCGCGGAATAGGACCCCAGCTGTCAGCTCAAGCGGTAACTTCAGATTTGTTGCGCGGCAACGTACCTACATCCAGAGACGCAGCTATAACATCTAATAGAGCCTTCGGCAGTGGACCTCAGCAATCCGGCAGCGCAATGTCTGGCGCACAGGGATTTGCAGGGGGCCCCGGTGTAGGAGATATAGCCGGAGTTAACACTAATTTTGCTGGCACTGTGGGCACTAACGTATCTAACGATCTCAGCCAACAAGCCGTAGACGCGTCCGGTGCCTACAACTCTGATTTTGCCAGCTCACAGTTTGATCGCCAAATGTCGCTTCAAAATCCACGCATGGAGCGTGAAATGGCGTCGCTAGAAACCCAACTTCGTAATCAAGGCTTAACCCCCGGTAGCGAAGCCTATGATAACGCGGTAGGTGACCTACGCGACCAGCAAGGCGAAACGCGTTCACGCGCAGCGCAAGATTCCGTGCGGCTCGGCGCCGAAGAACAAAATCGCCAGTTCGGTCGTGAGTTAGCTACACGCGCTCAAGGAGCTTCTGAAGTAACGGACGAGTTTGGGCGTAATTTAAGCTCTGCACAGCAACAAAATGACCAGCGCACGCGTGAGTTTCAAGAAAATCAGCAGCGTGACGCACAGCGTTTTGATAAGGAGCTAAAAGCCGCAGGTTTTAATGACTCCCAACGCCAGCAGATGGTCCAAC